TTGAATAAACTTGGTAGCTTAACTAAATCAACATATACATTATACATTTTAAACACCATTTTGATATTATTTTTAGCTAACCTGGTCATATTGTTTTTATCGAAATCAGCTTTAGTTTCAACTACAGAAATTAATTGCCCTGCCTCACAAAGAAACGGAGTTGTTAATTTTGTATAAGAATCAGCTTCATCACGATATATCTGAACAAATTTTCCAATAGCTTTATGTTCCCAATAAATAATAAAGTCAGGCGTATATACACTTGGGTGTAATATTGCTTGTTCTTTAACCTTATCTGGTACTCTTTTCATAGGAACTATATATTTGTGATACAAGCCCTCTGTAAGCGTATAAGATGCTTCATTTCTTTCCCAACGGTTAATATGCTTACTTGCTTTAAGTTCGTCTAACCACCATGAGAAATATAGTTCCTCTTTACTATCAAATGTATGTTTCATATCCGTAATGTATTTATGTTTTACTTTTTTTCAATAATTACTGTACCCTGTTCACAATCAGGACACCAATTATTTTCTGGTTCATTTAAATCTGAAGAGCCTACAGCTCCACAATTTTCACCTGTATTTAGCTTTACCCATTCTTTTACTTCGACTTTTTCTGAGCCGCAGTCTTGACATACGTAAATCATACTGTTATTGCTTCCCATCTAAGAATATCATAAATTCCCCATTTCTTTTCTATAGCAGCTTTAATTTGACTACCACTCCAATCTTCAGGAACTTGTATGACAACTTCTTTGTTGTTATTCCAGTTCATAATTACTTTTATTTTCATAAGCATATAGTTTTTAAATTCGGAGAGCCACAAAGAGCTCCCCGAATAACTAATGCAATTTTAATATTTCGTCTAAATCAGTAATCTCTTGAGTTTTATTAACTTGGTCACCAAACATATTGTTATAATCATCTAACATTGTAATGGCTTTATTTAATGCACTCTTTAAAACTTCATTAGGCTTATCTACTTTCTTTTCAAGATTAGAAATGTAATCAAATAGTGTGTCCATATCAAGACAATTACAAGTAATTCTTGTAAATCCACCCTGATCATCATCATCATCATGTAAAACACTAAAGTTTCTCATAACAAATCCTTCTTGAAATGCTATGTGGTCAAATTCATGTTCTATTTTTTTCGCTTCAGGTTCCCAATTACCTTTCTTAGATATTTTGATTGGTACTGGTCCTGTTTGATGTTCTGCTTTAGTAGCTAAAAGTATGTCTGTTAATAATTGATTTAAATTATCCATTAGTCTTACTATTAGCTTTTACAGCGTTCATTCTTAGTTTAACTGAATCTGCAGGAAAAACATATCCACCTCCATTTTCATTATTAACAACAACTGGTCTTTTACTTGCTCTTGTTTTTAATCCAACAATAGTCATTTTCTCACCATTACTGATAAATGTTTGGCCTAACCATTCAGGCTTTAGTCCAAATACTTGACAATGATTTTTGTAATCTTCTTCAAGTTTTTTATCTCTTGGAGATTGACCTTTTTCAAGATTAGATGTATCACTACAAGTTAATCTTCCTCTAAATTCATTATTGTCATAAGTAATGTTTCCTAACTCGATTTTTAATCCATACTTTTCTTCGAGAGCAACCATTGCTTCTACAAATTCAACTCTAAAATGTCTTAAATTCCCTGGTGTAATTTCCATATTTATATATTTATTGGTTAGTTTCAATTGTTCCACCCGATAATAGTTCGGCGTGCATCCATTTTAATTCTACATTCATTTGAATTGCTACTCTTTCAGCAGCCTCCATAAACCTCCTTAATTGATATAATTCAGGATGTTTTACGTTAGCATCATTAGTTGCTGAATTGATTTTAGCACCTTGCATTTTCAATGCGTAAATAGTGGCTTCAAATGCTTTTTGTTTTTCTGCCCTATGTTTCTCTAAGAGAAATAGGCTTGTAGTTAAATTCCTATTCATATCCAACAATCCTTGAGGGTTGTGGTCTGAACTTGAATTGTATTCTTCAACGATTTGTGTAATACTATCTAATAATTCTTGCATATAATAGTTTTAAATTGCAAAGAGCACCGAAGTGCCCCTTGCTTTTTAAATTAAAATGGTAAATCATCAAGATTGTCTCCTCCACCAACTGCAGGTGGGTCTGGATTAACTATTGGAGTGTTATCTCCACCTTGAGGATTATCTCTTACCCATTTTGCTAAATCTGCAGCTAATTTAGTATGCATCTTTTCGTTTAACGGAGTAAATAAATAAGATTGATTCCCTTTAATGGTAGCATCTGCCTTAGCACTAAACGAAAACTCTATTTTAGTTTTAATTATAGGCTTATTATTTAAGTTAGCATTAACTCCAATGTATTCAACTTTCTTAAATAAAGCTTTTACTTTTAAACCAATAGCTGATTTAATTACTTGTTCCCCTTTTAAGGTGAAATCAGCTCCAGCATTTTCAAGTAATTCCTTTATTTTCTTTCTTTTGTAGCCTGCTACTTCTGGTTTATCATCAGGTTTAACCCTAAAGAAACGAGAGGTATTAACTGCTTTTTCATCATTATCTGTTTCAAATGTAAAATCTACATAAGGAACACCTTTATAATCTGCAGTAGATAGTTCGTAACCTTTAATTACTACAACTTCTACGCATGCTTCTTGAATGTATTTTCCCGTTGTTTCGGTTTTTTCAATATCATTCATTTCATCATCAAAACTCATATTTTTTATTTTTAGTTATTAATTCCATTTAATTCTTCTACTGTAGGCTCTACATCAGTAGGTGTTTCAGGCTCTACTTGTGGCTCCTCATCCTCACTATCATCTTCATAATAAGCCTCAACGCTTTTAATTACTTCTGCCAAATCATTAGGCATTGCTTGAGGTAACATATCCATTGGAGACTTTATACCTGTATGCTCATAACCTTTTTGTTTATTAGTTATGAATACGTGTTTAGTTCCTTCTGCATCAGTAACTACATCTGTATAAAGAACCATTACAAATTCTTTCTCAATAGTTTTCTTTAGAGAACCTTGCACAAGTATATATCTTTCTTCAACTCCATTAGCTCCTTCAAGTACTGCATCCAATCCTAAGAATATAACATACTTATCAGTAGCTTTAGATAGGTTTAAGATTCTTTTGATTTCACTCTTGTAATCATCCCATAAATCAAATCCAGTATAACTTTTTGAAGATGCCGCATACTGTTGTTCTACCATTGAGGTAAAAGATTCTATTACGATAACTTTTGCTATTTTAGATTCAAGAGCTTTATTAAATGCAACGTGAAAATCAACCATATTAGCTATTGGGATATTTAACTTAAATTTTTGTCCTCCCTTGAATGGTAAGGCTTTTTGCTCTGTGTTTAAAACTACTGTTGTCTTTGGGTCAAGATTTCTCAAAGACGTCGACTTTCCCGAACCTGATGGTCCGACAATAAAGATGTTTGGTTTCATAAATTAATTTTTACTGATTAGAAATTGGGTGCCATTAGATGTTACTTGGTCCATTATACTTTGGTGGAACTCTTTAACATCTTTACCCTTAAATTGTTTTATTCTTTTTTCTTTTAGCATTACCTGATCAAAGGTTTGCTTTATCTGTAAATCTGAATCAACTTCATCTATAGTCTTCATAATTCCTCTAATGAGTTTTACAAAATCTAAAAATGATTTGTTTCCAAACTTACCCTGTGGTATTACTATGAGTCTTTTTTCAAGTCCTTTCATATAAGGTAAATGTACAAAAAATACACAAATAAAACTACTATTTTTTAGTCTTTTTAACGTAAGTGTATTTTTGGTCTTTACGTTTTCTAAGGTTAATTCCTTTACCCTCCTTTTCTATTTTCTTTTTGTAGAACTTGGATAGTTTAATTACGAAAAAACCTTGTATATTGATTTCTTCGTTCTTTTGCATTAACTTCCTCATTCCAAGATAGAACTTTCTAATAATTAGATGAACTACTCTTGGGTCTAAGTTTAGCTTTTCAGATATTTCAGCTACAACACGTCTATGTTTGTACTTTTTTTTAGCCATAACTAAAATGCATCTGATTCAGGTAATTGTGGGGTTTGTGTCAATTTCAGCATTTTAAGTTCTTCAAAAGAATTATTGATAAACTTAGTCATACTTGATTGAAACGCTACTTCAACTGTACCTATTCCTGTAGAACGACCTTTTGCAAATATCAATTCAGTATATTCAATTTCAGGCAATGGTTGGTCAATTTGAAAGTATGCTGGTCTATGAACAAATACTACCATGTCGGCATCTTGTTCTATAGCTCCTGATTCTCTTAAATCTCCAAGTGTTGGTCTTTTGTTAGACCTTGCGTGAATTGCTCTATTGATTTGAGATAGTGCTATTATAGGTATTCTTAGTTCAGATGCTAATTCTTTGAACGTTCTGGATATGTTTGCTACTTCTTGTTCTCTGTTGCCTTGTTTACCTGTATCGCAAGTAATTAGCTGTAGATAGTCAATAATAACAAGTTTACAGTGATGTCTTATAACGCTTTTACGTATTTTATTAGCGATATGAGAGAGCTTTCTTGCCCGATCATCTACCCAAAACTTTTTCTTTTCAAATACTCCAATAGTCTGATTAAGTTCTTTTCGATTAGCTGTAGTCAATAATCTTGTTCTTAGAGTACTTAATGGAATATCTGATTCTACTGCATACATTCTATTTAAAAGTTGAGTAGTACCCATTTCTAAACTGAAATATGCTGCAGGAACATCATTAATAATCTGATTCTTAAATATTTCAAGAGCCAATGCTGTTTTACCCATTGAGGGAGCTGCAGCAATAATTATTAATTCAGACGGTTCCAGGCAATAAATAAACTTATCTACTTCGTGTAAGTGAGTTTTAACCATTAAGGCATTATCCTTTTTAGGTTCTAAACTCGCATACACATCTTTGTTAGCTTGGAGTATATCAAATTCTTCAATATCTCCCATTTCTTGAATATCAACAATCTTTGTGCTTATTTTATTAATTACCTCTGCTGGGTCCTCCATAGTGTTACATCCCTCTAATATTTCTTGAGAAAGAGTAACTAATTCTCTACGCTTTGCATATCCATTAAGGATTTCAGTATGATGTAATAAATGAGCATCGGAGTCAATTCTTTCACATATTCCGTTAAGATGAACTATAATATCAAATCCATGCTTAGTGTTTCGCATAACATCGTGATATTTCTTTGTAATAAGTTTATCAGTAACGGTAGCTATATCAATTTTAGATACTTCGGATAATTCCTTAATAGCTAAATAAATATATCTATTTTCTGTGGTAGAAAATTCTCGAATACTCAGTTGGTCAGCAACTTTAAAATAAG